GAATACCGGCCACAACTCAACATGGCCTGAAGCTCGTCAGTGTTAATTGTGATTTTGCTCTGGGTGTCTACGTTATTGAATTGCTTTGTTGCTCTCATGGTTATTCTCCTCGATCATCATGATCGGCTTTGCCATGCCTACTTTTTTCTTTGGGTGGGAAATGCTGCTTGCGGTATTTACGGACTTCTTTACACTGGTTGCAGTTATGGCGATTTTTGCAGCACCAGCAGCCGTCTACAATGCCGTACCAAAACCAAGCTGGCATTTGCGGAGCTTTATGTTTTCTCTTTCCCATCTCGCCCTCCATCAGAAGCAGATATACTTTCTCGGAGAACTAAGCACATCTTGGATTAGTGCGGCGTCAGTAACTTCACGGATGCCATAGACATCAAGCCAGGTTATCCGGTCTTTGAAGCGCTTGCGGGCTTCACGGGCATTCTTGGCTCGGACATAATACCAGTTCGTACCTACGTCGGTTTTACGGTATCCAGCGTTGACAGCGAAGAGCTTCATACCTTCGCTTAGGACAAGAGGCGGGCGTTCGTATACTTTGCACATATGAAAGCCTCGTTTCATTCGGAAATAATGTTCAGTCCATCAACAGCATAGCCGCCAGATTTCCCTTCCAGTTTTACAACGAGAGTGCCACAGCACATCCACGGCTCTGATGCTACCGTCCAGATGCGACTTTTATTTTCCGCACTCACGTAATACTTGTTGTTCATTACAACTTTGTCACCGGGCTTCATGTCAAACGCTCCTTTCATTTGTCAAACCGAAACCGTTTTCCATGCTCTTGCAAAGTTCGTCGGTGCAATCATTTCCATAATCCAGCTCTTCAAGAGAATAGCCGTTTCCACATCTCAGTCCCTGCATGGATGTGTCGAAGCCCTGATTTTCCAGCCACGCTTCTACTACTTGCATTTCTTTGTTTGCTGTAGCGTGAAGGTAAGCGATACGGTGCATTTTTTGGCGGATATACTTGGGGATTTTTATTGCTGCCATCTCAACCTCTCTTTTCGTCATCAGAAATCTTTTTGCACACAGGCCGAATGTATTCCATGAAGACCTGCACGATCTTCTTGGCATTGGTTGTGAAGTCTTTTTGAATGCAGCTCCAGAGGTCGTAGTCGTCACAGGTTTCCATAGATGTGCCCTCGAACTTCCTCTCTAAGGCATCATGGACATCTCGCTCATTGCTCTGATAGCAACAGTCTTTGATTTCGTCCATGTCGAATACGGGATCTCCCCAACGATCTGTTTCTGAGAAATCAACGCCCCAAGCCTCCATGAGTTCTTTTACAGCCTCAAAGGTGGCTTCTTCGTTGATAACGCACGGGCTGGCGAGTTTATCCAGCAAATAGCCGGAGTCTAACCTTGCCATGAGGTGCATAAAGCTCTCGCTCTTGTGCGTAGGAACCCAACCGTAGGCGTAGTTTCCGCAGTCGGATGTAATGGACAGCTCATACCGTTCGAGATCGAAGTTAAAAACTGCCCAGAGGCAAGACCCATAGTCAGGGTCGCCTCTTTCTTGGCAGAAATAAAGGGAAATGAGCGGCGGGGTTCTGGTTGAAACCTTAGCCATTCTGCTCGCTCCTTTCTGATGAAGTGGTGTC